GCAAAGGTAGAGATTACATTAAATCTTTCTCTCTTGCTCGATTCTACAACGTCTTTTAAATTATATATCATGCAAAAAAATCCTCAATTGTATTGCTATCAGAAGCGTCTATCTTCCAATTGATAGCGTCAAGTATAAATCGTAAAGGTTCCATAAATGATTTTGTAAATTGTTGTTCGTAATCTATGAGACCGTGCATATCAAACTCTTTAGGTAGTTTTGCCATAAACGTAATTACGTTAGCATTCCAAATGTTTTTTCGTAGATGGACAAACTTACCTTTGTCGCCTTCATAGAATTGTTGAAACTTATGGGATACCTTTTTCGTTTTCAATAGATGATTATATAACAATGCACCTTTAACATGCATTGGTGTGCCTTTCTTGTAGATAGATGTTGTATCAGCATATTTTTTTACACCATTTACACTACGAGGAAAAGCAATATCTTCTGGTGGTAACAATTCAAACTCTCTACGGAAATTTACAATAAACTCTTTCATTGCTTGTTGATCACCAGACATGATAACTTTAAAACTCTCTTTCAGTTTATCACGACATGGTAAAGGGGTTGATGTCTTTACAGCCTCGATACCCATAATCTTTAATTTAGGTTCTGGGTATTGCACACCTTCTGAATTATGAACATTCAGAATATATCTTTTCTTGGCTGTCCAAATACCTTTATCAGCAATTGCCTCTCGTTTCATTACCATTTTGTTTTCATAGACATTCATATAGTTACCAAGTTCATCATAACACTTTGTAATATATGGTTCTAGTTTATTTGAACAAAACTGGTCTAATGCTTTTACAATTTTTTTCTTATCTGTTGCACCAGACATTTTTACAAGTGGTGCCATGTTGATATAAACGGAATCTGTATCTGAAGCAATAATATAATCTTCGTTTGTTGTTTTATATAACTTGTTAAAGTATTCATTTAGTTTTTGATCTATCCAACGTATATTCAATTGACCAGACGTTGTAATCGCCTCTGCCATTCTGTGATCATAGTATCTAAAGTATTTGTTACCAATAGCCCCATATGCACTATTTAGCGAAATCTTTTTAGAATGCTGAACCAAATAATATCGTCTTGCGAGTTTTTCATACTTAGGATCTTTGGTGTTGGCATATTGCTGTTCTGCCTCAAGCATTTTCTTTTTATAGATTGTTCTATCGTTATATTCTTTTTGTATGATACGAGGTAAGAAACCTTGTGTGTTAGTTCGATACATGGTGCCATTGGCAGCCATACAGTTTCCATCAGAGGTATCTACTTGTTTGTCTAGCAAGTCATCTATATTAACATTCTTTTTATCTGGTAATATTGTTTCAGGTGAAATATTATATTGCATAATCAAATGTGGATATAGTGAGTTCAAATCAAAAGATACTACCCAATCATGGAAACCTACCTTAGGATCTTTTACATATGCACCAACAAGTTCTGGTGATGTAGGATTCATATCACGCATTGGCACAATGATATTATCTTTTAATAATTCATTGAAGATAATGGTATCCCACATTCTAACTTGTGAGAATACATCTTCATAGTTTGCCTTGGCGTTATATGCCATAGTCAAGGCAAGTTCAATCAGTTGTAATCTATCTTCTAGTTTATCAACCAATTCAACGTCTTGTATGTTATAGTCAATAAAAGATTGTATGTCTTGTTGATACCACTCTTTAAAAGTATCATATGGGTTATCATCTTTTTGTTCGCCAAGTTCGACCTTACCAATATGGTCTAGTCGATAACTCTCTTGGTTCTTAATTGTAAATTTACGATAGAGTTGTAGATAGTCAAGTTGAGCAATACCTAATAATCTAAAGTATGTTTGTGTTTTACCTTGTTCGTATGTTTGGTCTTCTTGTATGATATTCCACGGCGACATGCGTTTCATGGAACCTTCACTTAATACTTTGCCTATACGTTTTACAAGATATGGTATATCAAAGTATTTACTGTTCCAACCTGTGAGAACATCTGGAGTATAAGCAGACCAGAATTTTAAAAATTGTTTGAGTAAGTCTTTTTCATCTTTACATTTGATATAATGTACGTTCATTTGTTGGCAAATATAATCTGCCATACCCCAAACCAATATTTGTTTTTTGACTTGGTCTTTGACCGTAATACAGATCATCTTTTCAGCACAATCTTCCACATTAGGAAAACCATATTCACTTTCAACCTCAATATCAATTGTGTAAATACGAAGTCTGTCTTTATCGTATTCTACATTACCTGGCCAATAGTCTGCCATGTATTGATATTGAAATCTATCTGTGCCGTGTAAAAAGTTTGGGTGTTCTTCGTATCGTTTGATTGCCTGTCTGGCTTCTTTGATTGTCTTGTATGATTTGGAATCTAAACCAATACCTGTTAGAGATTTATAACGACCTTTACCTTTTGTAGGTATGTAGAGGCGAGGAACATATGGAACACGATCCTCGCACCTTTTACCATTGTCGAAATATCTAACAAGTAATTCGTCACCATAAGGCGACACATTGGTGTAAAAATTCATAATATAATTATATCAGGTTGTGACTTAAAAGTCAAGTTAAATTGTGGTATCTTTAAAATATTTTTCTAGAATTTCTAGTTGGTCATGATATTGGGCAATGATGTTTAATTCTTTTTCTACGGTTTCAAGAATATCACCATGCTCACCTATACCAACAGATTGGTTAAGATATATATCCACATTTGCTTTGTGTTTTTCTATATGACCCTTGGCATGTGCCACTAGAGCGTCATACATTAT